GCGGAAGGTGGCTGGGGCAAAGCACTCAACGAATTCATCGACGACATTGTGACGTTCCCGTTTGCGGTCGTGAAGGGCCCAATGAAGCGTAAGCGTCGTGCGTTCGAGTGGCAGAACGGTCAGATGGTACCGACCGAAAAAATTAAAAGTGAGTGGGAGCGGGTAGATCCGTTCATGCTTTACTGGGCCCCATGGGCGTCAGACATCAACGACGGCTTCGTGATCGAGCGGCATAAGCTCACAGCTGACGACTTGCAGGCGCTCATTGGCGTCCCCGGATACAACGAGAGTGCGATCCGACAGGTCCTGCATGAGTTCCGAGCAGGCATACTTGGTGAGTGGCTCTGGACTGATACGGCCCAAGCAGAGGTTGAAGGCAAAAGCACGACACACCTGCAGGGCAGTGGTGACCTAATCGACGCTTTGCAGTTGTGGGACTCGATCCCCGGCAAGATACTCCTTGAGTGGGGTGTACCTGCATCTGAGATCAAAGACCCTGACATGTCTTACCCCTGCGAGTGCTGGCTGATAGGCAACACTGTCATCCGAGCGGTCCTCAACTTTGACCCACTTGCTCGCAAGCCCTATTACGTGGCCGCTTACGAGAGTCGCCCCGGATCCGTAGCAGGTAACGGTGTAGCAGACTTATGCCGCGACTCCCAGATGATGGTCAATGCGACTGCCAGAGCGTTGGCGAACAACATGGGTATCTCCTCAGGCCCGCAGGTCGGCGTAAACGCTAGCAGAATCCCCGCCGGCGAAGACATCACCCAGCTATTCCCGTGGAAGATTTGGCAGTTCGAAGCCTCAGAATACAACGACAATACGCCCCCAATGCAGTTCTTCCAGCCCCAGAGCAACGCCAACGAGCTTATGGGCGTGTTCGAGAAGTTCTCGGATCGGGCCGATGAAGACACGATGATACCCAAGTACATGAGCGGCGGCAGCACCCCGGGCGCTGGGCGTACCAGCTCAGGCCTATCGATGTTGATCAGCAACGCCGGCAAGGGCATCAAGCAGGTCATCCATAACATCGACCAGAGAATCATCGTCCCAGCCATCGAACGCTTGTACCACGATAACGTGCGGTACAGTAAGGACCCTGACCTGATCGGTGACGGAAACATCGTTGCACGTGGAGCAGGTAGCCTCGTGGTCAAGGAAGCTGAAGCGATCCGTCGCAACGAATTCTTGCAGATCGTACTTAACAGCCCAATGGCCCAGCAGATTGTTGGACTCGACGGCGCCGCGGAGCTACTGCGAGGGTCAGCTAAGAACCTCGACACGAATGCGGATGACATCGTACCGCCGAATGACCAGCTCAGCGTCATGGAGCAGCAGGGGCAGGTCATCGCCCAGTTGCAGCAGGAACTCCAAGCAGCCTACGCGGAGTTGGGCATCGACCCGGGCCAAGGCGGAGGCCAAGGCCAAGGCGGACAACAGATGCCAGTGGGCGGACCAGAATTACTACCAGACGGGGCGCCAGCGAGTGGCCAAGACGGAAACCAGTTTCGTAACGTAGCCACGGGTCGTAACGGATAGGTGTACTTTAGTTGCCCATCCCTTTACGGAGTGGTATAAACTGGAAATATGAATCGATTTTTAAGTAAGCCAGCTGACTTCCAGCACATACAAGCGTTAAACCGCTGTAAGCAGGAGGGGGCCAACGGGACCGTACAGGGACTGTTTCTCAAAACGCTAGAGTCTATCAAAGACAAACTGGTCATTGCGGAAACAGCCACTGAAGTCCAGAGGCTACAAGGTCAAGCAAACCTTATTATTGATTTCCTCGATGCGATTGAAAGATCGACCGAGATTTTAGAGAAGCTGCGAAAGTAGCAACGTCCAAGCAAACCATAATGTGAGTGCACACCGGATAGGAGCGCGGAGCAGAGTTGGAGCTAACAGGAGAGTAGTATGGCATTACCAAAGCAAGTTCAAGATCAGTTAGATGAAGCTGAACGCATAGAGCAGCAGATTTCTTCGGGCCAGCAGCCCCCTGAAGTGGTTGAACCAACCATTGAAGAGCCAAAGGATCCCGTTGAAGAGCAGCCTGTCGAGACGCCAATCGTCGCTGAAGAACCTGTGGAGGATGATGACAAAAAGCTAGATCAAGAACTCGAGGTCTGGAAGCAGAAATACAGAACCCTTCAGGGTATGTACGACGCTGAAGTGCCCCGTTTGCATACGCAGGTGAAGGAGCTACATCGAAGTGTTGCAGAACTAACTGCAAAGCTCGAAGAAGTCCCGGCCCCTGCTGCAGCGCAGGTTGCTCCTGCGGATCTAGTTACAGATGAAGATGTGCAAAACTATGGTGAGGATCTCATCAATGTCCAGCGCAAAATTGCACGCGAAGCAGCCGCCGAAACCAGAGGCGAGCTAGAGAAACTACGAGCGGATAATGAAGCCTTGCGAGAGCAGCTGAATACCACTGACGGTAAAGTTTCCGAGGCGTCTTTCGAAACGAAGTTGAATCGTCTAGTCCCTGATTTCGATCAGATAAACGCAAGCCCAGAGTGGATTGCATGGCTAAACGAAGTTGACCCGATTTTGAGAGCACCTCGAATGAGTGTTGCACAGGATGCGTACGCGCGTGGAGATGCAGACGCAGTTGCGTACTATGTCTCTATGTTCAAGGACCTGAAACCAGCAGAGCCAGAGGTTACTGCAGCGGACAGAGAGCTTGCACAACAGATTCAGCCGAACCGAACTGCCGCGACTACCGCAGCTAAAACGGCCCCACAAGGCCGGGTATACTCCAACAAGGACATTAGTGAAATGTTCAAGCGGATTATAGAGCTGGGTAACCGAGGTCAGCACGCAGAGGCTACAAAACTTGAAGCTGAAATTGACGCTGCCTATCTTGATGGCAGGGTCACCAACTGACCTTAAAATTTTAGGAGCCCATCATGGCTGCTGTATATCCCGTAACGGGTGCTGGTGATTTTGACACCAACCCATCGTACTCCGGTGCGTTTATTCCGACTCTTTGGTCCGGCAAATTGCTGGCAAAGTTTTACCAAAACACTATGCTTGCTGAGGTCACTAACACTGACTATGAAGGCGAGCTGAAGAATCAGGGCGATACTGTTCGTATCCGTACTGCTCCTTCCATCTCAATCTCTGACTACACCGTTGGTCAGACACTGAACTACGAAGTTCCAACTCCGATTTTCCAAGATATGCAGGTTAATCAGGGTAAGTACTTCGGCGTGCAAGTTAACGACGTTCTGGCCTACCAGTCAGACATGGCTTTGATGAACATGTTCACTGACGACGCTGCGAAGCAGATGAAGATCGCAATCGAAAACGAGGTGTTCTTTAACTCGTTTGTGACTGAAGGTCCTGATGCTGCTAACGAAGGCGCCACTGCTGGTGCAATCTCAGCTGCCTACAACCTCGGCACTGACTTGGCACCTATCGACCAGTCAACTCCTGAAAACGTGTTGAACTGTATTCTTCGAATGGCTACGGCCCTCGATGAGCAGAACGTTCCTGAAGACGGTCGCTTTTTGATCATGTCTCCATACGATCGTCACCTGTTGATGCAGTCTAACATTGCGCAGGCGTACTTCACTGGTGACCAGTCAAGCACCATCCGTACCGGCAAGATCGGTATGCTGGATCGCTTCACAGTCTACGTGTCTAACCTGTTGCCCAAGGGCACAACTGCTAAGGCGCTCGTACCCGGCCTGACAGCTGTATCCGCTGGTGCAACCTTGACGAGTGCATTGCCACGTCGACTGATGGTCGCTGGTACTAAGCACGCGGTATCGTTCGCGATGACCATCGACAAGACAGAGCCTCTGCGAAACCAGACGGACTTTGGCGACATCGTTCGTGGTCTGGCAGTGTTCGGCCGTAAGGTCGTCAAGCCAGATGCAATGGTTGTTGCTCAGGTAGGCGCCGCGGCTTAAGTTGTGGGGTGTGACAAGGGCTCCTTCGGGGGCCCTTTTTTAATTCAACGGAGTAGTTTATGGACGTAAAAGCCCTACAAAAACGATTTTCCGGTGAGATCCTAGCCAACAAGCTACGGGTCAACACTGACAAAGGAATCCTTATCATGGCCCGCCTCGTGAAGAACGAGTGGGAAATGACACCAGAAGGCGAGAAGCACTGCATGGCAGTGAATGAAGCCGAAGCTATCGATGCTGATGCTGATGCTCCTACCCCAGAGGTAGGCTTAGAGGTCGAGCCTCCAAAATCGAAGTCTAGCAAAGCCAAAAAATAGTTGATAGAATTCAGCAACTAATGTAGCCGGTAGTTGCTGTGATCAGCCTCGACGAATTTTTACCTCGCGTATACTTACACGTACCGGCTTGCTCGGATCCACTAGCGCGTCAGGCCCTAGTGGATTCTTGCATTCAGTTCTGTGAAAAGTCTGAAGTCCTCCGGCAGGATCTGGACCCGCTAACTGTCTCAGCAAATGTGTCTAGCTACGAGTTGACCCCCCCAGAGGAGTCTCATACGTTTGCTCGCATCCTAAGCGTTGTCATTGACGGCACACCACTACACGGCGTATTTGAGCACGACGTGAAGAACCTTCGTCCAAGCAGCGAAGGGCCGAAAGCGTTCCACACTACGCGCAAAGACAATGAGTTTCGACTCCACCTATACCCTACGCCAGACAAAGCCACGACTGCGACAGTCCACGCTGTGCTACGACCCACCCGTGCAGCGACTGAAGTGGACGACGAGCTGTTTGAGCGCTGGGTAGATGCAGTGGTCGATGGTGCCATAGCTAGAATTACGCGCTTGCCGGATCAGCCGTATTCGGATATTAATTACTCTAACATGATGATGCGGTCGGCAGACGAGAAGACCGTCCGTGCGAGCAACGAAGCTGGCTACGGTCGCATCCGCGGTAACACGGCAGTTAAGATGCGCCCCCTAGCTTAAAGGTAATCGACCATGGCACTGACAGCAGCATCAATCATCCAGCGTGCAGTAGGCACCCTCCAAGACACGACCTCGGTACGCTGGCCCGCAGATGAACTGGTTCGTTACCTGAACGATGGCCAGCGAGAGGTTGTTATCTACCGTCCCGATGCGTCGGTGGCCAATGAAACTGTCACTTGCACCACCGGATCCAAGCAAACGTTACCTGCTGACGCGACGAAGTTAATTGACGTCGTGCGTAACGCGGCGGTGGCTAGTGCGAAGGGCCCAGTGCGAATGATCAACCGAACGATCCTCGATGCGCAGATCCCTGACTGGCACGCGCAGGCTGGATCCGTCGACATACTTCACTTCATGTATGACGCGCGAGACCCTCTGACTTTCTACACTTACCCGCCAGCGCTGCCCACAGCGTCACTTGATATTGTTGTTTCGAAATATCCAGTTGACGTCGTTGAGCCAGCATCTGGTGAGCTGTTCAGCGACGTTGCCGGCGACATTGGCATACCAGACATCTACGGCAACGTGCTTCTGGACTATGTTCTGTACCGGGCATACACAAAAGACGCCGAGTATGCAGGCAATGCAGCACGTGCCCAAGCGCACTATAATGCTTTTGCCGCGTCCCTTGGAATTGAAATCAAGGGTACGATCGGGATAGCTCCAAACCCAACTGGAAGCCCACTTAATGGGTAGGTACCGACGCAATGATTCAGGACTTTTATAGAGGTAACACTCGGGACTTCCGGCTAGTATTCCGCCTACCAAATCCCCTTTACACGGGCGAGCCCCCAGCCCTAACAGTGGCCTCCGCGGCGTCTGGGGACTACGATGACGTCGGGCATCAGCTAGATATAAACTCAGACGGTATGGTGACAGAGGACTGGACCCTCGCATTTGTTAGCGACGAGGAGTTTACGATCTCTGGCGCAACGCTAGGTATTGTCGGTCGAGGCAACAAAACCAAAGGCGCTCACCCAATAAACCCAGATACTGGCACTGTGTACTTTACACTCCTGCCCGGGGGGTTTAGTCGCAGCCAGATCTTCCAAGCCAACGACACCATCACATTCAGCACCATTTCACGCTATGAGCCTGAGGATGTAACGGACCTGCAGATCACCTTGACGTTTATTGAAGTTGGCGCGACTGTCGAGACAGCCTCTGTAGTCACCGTAGCGGGCGACCACCCAGAAGATGCCCCACTAGAAGGCGTCATAGTCGTACGGCTCCCATCGGGCACATCTAAGCTACTGACCGCAGACACGTACCTGTACGGGTTTGAGCGCAGAGAGCTAGACGATATAGAGCCTGACCTTGATATTGTGCGCACGCTAAGTGTGGGCAAGGTTAAGATCCTGAGTCCGGCTAAAGTTGTAGCCTAGCAATGGCGGAAGATATAGACATCACGTCAGTTGAGCACATCCAAACCATAGGAGGTGACAGCGGCACGACTAAGGTCGTTGAGGTTAACGGCGTTGAAATCACTGTCAGCATTACTGACGTGAGTACGGATGTTATATACGACACCGCAGCCTCGGAGGTAGCAGTCAATGTCACTGAGTCGATCATTCACAGTGACACAGAGTCTGCGGGCACCCTACTCCACATAGACAGCGCAGGGTCGATTTTTGAAATAACCGATGCTGAAGATGTCATAGACGTCACGCTAGCTGATACAGTTGTCGTTGGTAGCTTGGTACTGCCGGGAGGTATTGGTGGGGTAACTTCGCACGACGAGCTTACGGGCCGTGCTCTACCAGACCAACATCCGATAGAAGCAATCACTAACTTAGCTGTTAGACTCGATAACCTTGACGGCGGGTATTTTTAAATGACTAACACGATCCAGCAGAAACGGTCCTTAGGGTCGATAGCGCCTCCAACGCTTGCAGAGGGCCAGCTCGCCTACACATTTGGGGATAACAAACTGTACATCGGTGCGCCCGGATCCACGATCCGAGAGCTCCCGGGTGCTGCTGCGCTTTCCAAACTAGCCGGCATAGAAACCGGCGCAGACATCACGGACGCCACCAACGTCTCCAATGCCGGGGCTGTGATGCGCACTGACACTGATGTCAGCACCATGGACTTCTTCTTAGATGAAGATGCTATGGGCAGTAACTCAGCCACTAAGGGCGCGACGCAGCAGTCGATCAAGGCCTATGTCGATAATCTACTCTCCTCAGGAGTTAGTTACGAGGGTGGGTACAACGCTGCAGCTAACGTGCCTAACCTACAGTCCACCCCGGTCGGCATCAAAAAAGGTATGCTGTATGCAGTCGAGGTTGCCGGCGCGTTCTTCACTAAAACGCTAGAGGTCGGTGACACAATCCTCGCTGAGCAGAACGACCCCACGCTTGAAGTTCACTGGACCATCATCAACCGAAACCTCGACGATGCCTCAATTAAGGTTGCGTACGAGAACAACGCTGACACAAACAATTTCAACGATGCTGCTGTAACTAAGCTAGCGGGGATCGAAACTGGTGCAGACGTCACAGATGTGGCCAACGTCACTGGGACTGGGGCGGTTATGTCCACGCAGTACGATGCAAACAGTGTATTGGTATCAGTCATTGATAACTCACCTACACCGGCGGTCCTTCTTTCGGGTGAGTTTGTTGGCCGGCCCACAGGCGGCAGTGTGGGAGCAGTAACCAGAGCGCAGGCGCTCAGCATGTTAAACGTGGCGGAGGGCGCTGCCCCCAACTACGCTCTAGTCAGCCAAGCAGTAGCCGAAGCCGGGATCTCTACAACTCTGGTAACATACACGCCTCAGAGGGTGACCCAGCAGATAGCCGCAGCAACTATTGACGGCGGAACGTTCTAGGATTCCACCGAGGTAGTTAAGAATGGCGAACATCATAAAAAACAAGAGTTCGACGGGCAGCATAGCCCCGGACGCCCTTGAACTCGGTCAGCTCGCCTTCACCTTCGGGGACGGCAGGGCTTTTATAGGCACCCCCACGGGCAACCAAGAGCTACCCGGCACGGCAGACAAGGTAAAGCTCGACCTGATAGCGGACGAGGCTAATAACTACACTCACCCTATCAGCCACGCCCCCTCGATCATCACGCAAGACAGCACTAACCGTTTCACCACCGATGCGGAGAAAACTGCTTGGAACGCCAAGGCAGATACTGCGACAGATGTAGGACTGGGCAACGTCGACAACACTTCGGACGTCGACAAGCCAGTGTCTACGGCCCAGCAGACTGCATTAGATGGCAAGGTCGATGACTACCAAGTCTTGACTAATGTCCCTGCGGGGGCTCTGTTCACGGACACGGTGTACACGCACCCTGCCAGCCACTCAATCAGCTTCATTCCCGGTTTGCAGACCGCATTAGATGACAAGGTCGATGACTACCAAGTCTTGACTAATGTCCCTGCGGGAGCTCTGTTCACTGACACGGTGTACACGCACCCTGCCAGCCACCCGATCAGCTTCATTCCCGGTTTGCAGACGGCCCTAGATGGCAAGATCGACGATGCTCAAGTTTTGACAAATGTCCCTGCGGGGGCTTTATTCACGGATACCGTTTACACTCACCCTGCCAGCCACTCAATCAGCTTCATTCCCGGTTTGCAGACGGCCCTAGACGGCAAGATCGATGATGCTCAAGTTTTGACCAATGTCCCCGCGGGGGC